CAGGTCTATTAGTTTTTTGTTAATACTTTCTATTGACTCATAAACATCTTTTACTGAATCTGTACCCAACACTTGTTTAGATTTATTTAACGCATCTTCATAGTTTTCTACAATAGATTCCAATTCTGCTTGAAAAGACAAATCTCGTACATCTACTTTTCTTATAAAGTTTTCTGTGAAATTGTATAATGATGGTCCCGGAATTCTTTTATTTATTAAATTTAAGTATTCAAATGTTAAAGATGCGTCACTTGGATTTGATGAAGTTTTTAAGCACTCGGGTATAATCTTTACCTCAGTCCTCGTTTGTGATATTTCCGTTATCACAAGTTTAGTTGGATTTTCAAAAGAACCACAAATATTATTTAAAAAACTATATCTTATATAATAACTTCCACGATCTAATTCAAGAGATTGCAAATCATTACTTGGTGATACAAGAACCTCATTTCCTACCAATGAATAGTTTTGATTAAATACTTGAGTTGTACCCGTGATAAAGTCTCCATTGTAGTCGGTGTAATTTAAAATTTCATTTTCGTACAATGGTGTATCCTCAATATTTTTCCACCCAAGTTTTTCTTGATCCAAATTATAAACAGTAAATTCAACTACATCCTTTGGACTTTTTCCAAAGATATATTCTGTTGGAGTTAGTTCATATGATAAGTCAAGGGTGTCTTTGTTTACAAAGTATCCCCTTGTAAGTTTTTTGTCATCCGATGGTTCGGATTGAATGTATTGTAGATTACTTGCCATTTACTGATTAAGTCCTATAAATGGAAATGTCTCTACTCTTGCCTCAGACGCATCTCGTTCCGTTGATGATTTTGGTAAAAATGGAAAAATATCCTCAAAGTCATCAGCACTTGTTCCTTCACCCGATGCAATTCTCTGTGATACTATTGTATCTCTTGCAGCCAGATACATTTCAGCAGAGTCTTCTCTAAATTTAATATTTCTTGCCATTTCTTCATCTAGTTTTGAACTTAATTCATCAATTTGTGCTTGTAACATTTGTTCATTATTAATTGCATCATCAAGTTCTTCTTCAATGTTTACTAGGTCTTCATTTTCTTCAATTGATGTTTCTTCAAACGACTGTATTTCTTCTTGAAATTCAATTACATCGGTTGTTGCATATGACTCTATTTTAGGTGGAACTATTTTTCTTTTTTCTGTTTTTATTGTAAGAAAATAATCTTCAAGATTAGAATCATTTGTTACCTTGTTTTGAGAAAAATTTACAACACCAAATCCATCTGTATTTACATTCAGTTTTTCATCTGTAAATAACGATTGAATTTTTTCTTGATTGAAATTTGATTCTTTTAAAATTTGTGGTATTTCTTTCATTATATGGATAAGTGAAATGTTCTTTGTTCCTCTGTTATGTAGTCACCCTCGTCTGATTTTACTAATATCAAAAATTTGTAATATCTACCAGGACTTATATTTAGAAAGGATATATTAAAAAAATGTCCATTTTTATCGCAACTTATTCTTGAATATTTGTCAAAGTCAATTATTACCTCTTGTGTCTCTGCGTCAATGATTGAATAATAAAGTTCGTTTGTTGTGTAATAAGATGCAGTATAAACTGCCTTCTTTTTTATTCTTCTAATAGGATTTTTATGTCGCACCCCAAGTCTGAATTTTATAATCTCAGAGACTTTATATTCTTTTTTAATATTTTTTATTTTTACATGAACATCGCCTATAATTTCTTCCAAATTATCTATATCAATCTTTTCACTATTAAATGTCTTATAGAAATCACAAGATTCGGTGACTACTTTATCAATTTCAAAGTCTTCAAAATCTAAACTTTCACCACCCTCGCACTCATATTCAAGTGTTCCACTACCAAGTGTTCCACTACCCAAAGATCCACTCCCCAACGATCCACTTAAATCGGTGTCTGTTTTAACCTCAGTTTTTATTTCCAAAAATTGAAAATCATCGTATGAAACTTTTAAACGTGGAGAATAGATAGTATTGGTACTAGATGAAAAAAACTTAATACTCCCAAATTGGTTAGTTACACTTTCGTTTCTTAACTTTAGAACAAATCCATTATTTTCAATATCATTTTTTATCCAATACTTCACTATCTCGGTAACATTTATTCTTAAATCAGATGTTTTTTCGGTCAGTTCTATTCCTGTATTTATATTTTTATAGTTTCCACAACAATCAATTTTCTTATCAAAAAAAGTAGCACCAAGTATGCCATCACCATCATGTAACCATTTTACGTCAGAAGAAAATAACCAGTTGGATGGACCATACACAGGATCATAATCGACTCCTGCACCTGTTCCTTCTGTCCACTCACAATTGATAGGAAAAACTTCAAGAAAATTTCCACTATCAATATTTTCAACATGAGTTATTTTCAAGTTTAACTCAGCACTAAAGTCTAAATAAGACTCAAGTGTGTCAGTATCAATTGGTATATCAAACTTTATTAAAATCTGACTTAAATTGTGGCCAATACTATTATTATATGTGTTTGTTATTTCCAATATTTCAGAGTTTCCGTAGTTCAACTCTCTTTTAGATTTTAATTTGTATATTGTGGTGTCTTTACTTGGGTAATAGAATAAGTTCATTATACAACCCTCCCAACTATATCTCTCGATGGATATTTGATTTCAAATATTGATGGGTCCTGTGATGGATATATAACTTTATTTATAGTTGCACCTTCTATATCATATTCGTTTTCGGAATAGTCACCATCATTTATTGTTAAATTCAAAAAGTCAAGTCGTGCTACTGACTTAACACCTTTTGTTTTTGACAATAAAAGTTCTACACTACCAATTTCAATTGGTTGTGAAATTTGCCAAGCAGTTATATCAAAATGTTCTGTGATTTTTTTGATACAATTTAACAACACTTCTTTTTTATTAAAACTTTGAAATACACTTATTTCAAAATAAATTCCAATATTAATTATAAATGCATTTGATATATTTATTCCATCAGTTAGCATTCTAAAGTTTGACAAATAATTTGTTAAGTTATTTAAAACAAGTTCATTGGGTGCTACCAGTTTTTGATTTTCATCATAACTCAAAATATATAAATTAACTGCAAACGGATTGTTTATTTCACCATACACTGTATTTAGTCCATTGGGTTGGACATCGGTGTCTCCCATTGTTGAAGATTTTATTGCATCTATCTGTGACTTTGTATCTAGTATTCCGTCTGTAGTCACAAATGCTTTTGCAACACTACCATATTTACTTGGCATTGCATAGCATCTTACCACGTAATCTTCTTTTGTGACTGCTCTCATTTGTGATGAAAAGTTTGCGAGTCCTTTTAGGCGAATTTCTTCATCGGTTTCTTCTCCACCACCACCACGTGCAGGATCTGGATTATTGACTATTAAACTATTTTTAACTGTTTGTAGAACCAATTTTTCCTGAGCAGAAAGGTATTCGTTTGTATCAGCATAATTTACAGTACCAATTGCATTTAATACATTTGATTTTACATTAGACTCCGTACCACCACCTGTGTAATATTGTACTGTTATCTGCGTATTGCTAGGTGCTGATCCATACGAATCTGATTTTAAAAAGTTCATTGGATCGAATCCCATGTCAAGTGAACTTTTTGTGATGTTAATATTTCTATTTATGTTTGTGGTGTCAGGTGAAATTATGTTATCGTCAACCGTATCCGATCCCTTACCAAACTCAAGTGTGACCGAGTTGTTTGTGTTTATGTGGGTTATGTATCTTTTTGATGTCTTAATATATTTTAAAACATAAGGAGTGCTTGCTGAATATTGAGCATAATTTGGAAATGACTTTTGCGTATTTTGTTGCTCAATTAAAACTAAATCTTGTGCCATATACGGAACTTCGTGGTATATATTTCCCTCGGAATCTTTTACTGATACAATTTCAAGCACATTTGGTTCTGTTAGTTCTATTTCAAAAAATTCAGATGCTTGTCCCACAGCAACTGTTTTTTTGGTAAGTGTACCGGCAGTTGTATGAACTTTTTTCTTAAGTAAATAAAATAATGCTTGTCCAGACGAATCTCTTTCAAATACACTTATTTCAAGTGGTGATTCGGTTGTATTTTCTGCGAATTGAACACTATTTGTAGTTCTAAAAACGACTTCTGTATTTTCCGAAGACCGTATTTCCATACCCGATTGTATATTTAGTGCATATTTCATATCAGGAACATTTTTACCATCTTCATCTAGTTTAGATGGTACAATGTGCATTATATCTACAATAGTGGATGCCGGTTTAGAAGCACTTGGTTTATATCCAAGATAATTAGCAAGAGTTAAAATATTTTTCCTTTCGGTTGCATATTGAAGAAAACTTTCTTTAAATTGATAATCTATATAATAAGATAATACATCTCCTACGTATGATGCTAACTCAAGAAACATCATTCCAGTTGAGTTTTCCGAAAAGTCTGTGTATGTACCTGGAAAATAAGTCTTGGTGTACTGAACAAGGTTTTCTTTAAAACTTGCAAAATCACGACTTAGGTAATTTATGTCTTTATCTTTTGTTACTGCGTTGTAATTGTCACTCTCCATTTTATGCCTCTATTGTAAGTTGTAAATCCTGTTCAGATTCGGGTATTTCTTTTATTGAAAATATAAGATTTATATTTACTGTGTATTCATTTGTGTCATTTCCAACAACTCTCCTCACCTCATTTCCCATACTATCAAGTTCAGTTATTACATCATTTGATCCATGTGTTATTTCCAAGGTATCAATTTGTACATCGGGCATCCACCTTTCTACTGCTTCTGTTATTGAGTCTTCTAAAAGTCCGTCTACCGCATCCGCAGTATTTTGCTCAAATAATATTTCTCTCAAAGTAGAGCCGTATGTTGGCATCATTGGTCTTTCACCTTTATTTGTTAATAATAGCATCATTAAATTAGTTTTATATCTAAGTAATGTTGATCTATTTTGTGCAAAGTATCCATCCGCATCACTTCTGTGATATGGTATTTTAATTCCAAGAGGAACGGATTCATTTACATAGTTATCAACCATTTTTCTTTTTATCAACAAGTTTTAATACATCTGAATAGTTTCGGGTGAGTGCATTGGAGACATGATCTGGCAATGCGTCTAAGGAAACCTCATTGCCATTTGTATCAGAAAAGTTTTGCTCCATTCCGTTTGACACACTTGATCCCTCTTGTGGTATTCCACCAACGGTTTCATTTAGTATTTTATTTATTGCTTCATTTTTGCTAAATGTACGTTGTGGTTTTATTGTTTGCTCGGTCTTGAGAACCTGCTTTGCAAGAGAAACTGGATCAGTTTCTCTTTTTTTAGTAGATTTTATTTTCTGTGTGTTTGTCTGCGTTTTGATTTCAGATAATAACTCAGGAAGAGATGAACGTAGTTCTTCCCGTACTGCTTGTTTAATAATGTTTACTAATTCTGTCTTTTTCATAATAAATATTTCTATACATATATATTAACCTATTGCATATATTAACCATCTATCCACACTCTTGTGCTATGTAATGTAGGTAATCTTGCACGAAGTCCTGCTAATTGACCTTGTTGTGCAGGAGGACCTGTTGTAATATATGGGTCATTGTGAACATGACTTGATAACCACCCACACAAACTTGATAACCATGCAGTTGTAATATCACCCTTTAAAACAGGATGTCGTGTGGTCGTATATGCCCCAAGGTGAATGGTAGGACTAACAACAGATGTGTGTTTTGATGTTGTTGTTACAATTCTCTGTACCGCATTGAGTGTCATTTCACTATCCGTTGCGAAACCAAGTTTTCCTTTTGCAAATGTGACCATTTCTCCGGTTTTTGATGAAAACATAACTCGTTCCGAGTTAATCAAGATTTGGTTTCCACTTAACTCAGGTAATTGCTTTCCAAACATTAAATTTCCTCCGGCTTGTTCCATTGCTTCTGTCTCGGTCTTTTCCATTTCAGCATTAAAAGTGTTTTGCCTTGTCTGCTGTGCCTGCTTTATAGATTGGTTTACTGCTTTTTTATCCGTAAGTGTTTTATAGTCTTCTGGATGCAAAAGTGCAACTGCATTTAAATCTGCATTTTCAATTGGTGTACCTTTTATGTCATTCCTTGTAATCGGTTGACCTGTGTGAAATGAATTTACCAAATCAGGATTTTCGTTTGCTGATTTTTGTTCTCCTGCACTTGGTCGTGTTGTGGTGGGTTTTGAAGAAACATTGCTTGGTGTGCTTGTACTAGACGAAGATGAACTTGTTGGTTGTGTTTGCGAAGACCCACTTGAACCTGCACTCGTTTGTCCTGTTCTATTGTTAGGTGTACCTGGTTGTGATATTGGTTGAGTCTGGTTTTGTTGTACTTGATTTCGTTGTGGTTGGTTTTGTTGACTTGTGTCATTTGCACTCGTGCTCTGCAATGAATCTTGTGAGATAGAACCTATACCCGAAAGTGCAGTACCCCCAATTCCTACTCCTGTGTTAAACGAAACTCCCTCACCAAATGATGCGTAGTCTATTGCTCCTGCATTTTTTG